CCCATCTGGTTCCGCCAGTATATGGCAGTCCTAAAGAACCGAATCTTTTGGATTCAGCCCTGTGTTAGTAAGATGTCACATTCTTACTAACGGGGGTAGCCACGTACACGTAGCCACTCCATACGTCGAAAGACGTACCTTCGCTTTCGTTTTGCGACGAAAAGTAAACGTGTCATGAGACGGAAGTCCCATGAGCGCACCGTAAAGCATAGCAATATGCTTCTCGCGACTACAGTAGACCTTACGGTCAGCTATAGGCACGTGATGTAACTCTTTCCAATTCCAACTCCACGTTCGCTTATTATAGCGAACGTGGGGAGAGGAAAGGAAGTGTTCATCAGTAACTCCAACTTGAAACGCAGCATCGTCGGGCCCTCTACAGGGCCTAACGAAACGCCAGCGTAACGGAACCGAATCAAACAAAAATGTTCGAATCCGGCTAAACATATCAGAGGTTAACTCTGAGCAGTTTAGTGTAGAGTTATAGAACTTGAAAATATTTTCGATCGAATCGAGCTTATAATCAAGATATACAGGACGCACGTTTATCCCACTGTAGTAATCCTTTCCGCAACTCTCTCTAAACGGACCAGAAATAAAAGTTTTGCTTTTATTCGGTCTGAATCCACATCTCCTTAAAAGGGAGACAAGGGCTAGAGCGTAGCTTTTACGTATAACGATGTCATCGCCGTACACCCGGTAGTCTATACCGGAGCGTCCTGCACCGACCGCGGAACACATAGAAGCGAACAGAAGAGTCTGTAGAGGAAAACAGAAACCATTGCCCATCGAACAGAACTTAGAATAGGTATGAACCTCTCCTTTGTATTTGTAAGATTTAGATCTGATTCTATCCATAAGATAGAACCAGTCATTGGGAAGGACTCTACGGCAAAGTTCGATCGAGATGCTATCGCTAGCACTCGAGAGATCTATTGTAACGAAAGAGTCATCTGAATCCGAGGAGCCCAAGCGGGCCATCTCGGAGTTCATAGCTTGGTCAGAGAGATCAATGAAGCAACGATCGCGCAAACAATCGCGTAATTCTTCATCGATTCCCTTTTGCAAGTATGAATTCAGCAATGGTTCGACAGCTATAGATCGGAAGATCTTAGTAGTCTTAGGAACGAAGCTTAGGTTATTATGTTCAACTATGCTAACCCGCTGTTTAAGCTGCTCACGGAAGTGAATAGCGAAGTCAGGAGAACCGTCTGAAAAGCCGCCATGTTCAGGGAACAAAAGTTCTCTGAATTGGGCATGGCCAATTAGACAGTGATTTGCGTAGTCGAAAGCGCCAGGACTAACAGACCACAATGAGCATAGTTTCCTATGCACATGGGTGGCATTTCCGTTTACTCCTACGTTGGCACCTGGACCAAACCCGGTCTTACTAAAGATCGATTTTAACCGAGGCGAATGGCCGATTGCATAAGTTATGTAATCGCTCATTTGCTGAAGTTCGTAATCGTTAGAGAGAAATTTAGACTTGCGTCTAGATGACTCTGCAAAAAGCAAGTTGAATCTGCGACAAGTAGTCTCAGATCTGACGAACTTTTTGTGTGCCCTATCTTCTGGATCGATAATTGATTTGTCGATAGAAAATGGGTACTTCTTTAGAAGAGCGGCGAACTGATTCGCGACGAAATGTCGCGTCGCATCTGAATGCACTGCATCAGAAAGAGAATCAGCTATCTCAAGAAGCTCGACGGCAGCCATCTGGTTCTTGTTATCGAAATAATCGATAACTAGACGACGAATGGCGACTGTCGGCTCGAAGAGGCAGTGGTCAGCACAGAGGCTGAGCATGATATCGCGAAAACGAGTATCAGCGCTCAGAGCTAGTTTCTTCTGGACTTTTTGCAAGTCCATTAGATTGTGGTTTTTCATTGCGAAAATCCCTCGGTTGTGATATCGGTGCTTGCAGTAATGCAAGAAGAACGATAGTTACGAGTATCATACCCATAACTAAAGCAACTATCTTCACTCTTGTGGAGCTTAGAAGTTTACTTGTTGGCTCTTGACGTGCGTCTTAAAAGACGCAGACGCCAGAAGAGCCCCCATGTCGTTCAACAGAGTATCAACATCCGCGCTAGCGTAGCCAACAGGGACAGACACACTGATCTCGACAATTGCGTCACCAGTAGTGGTTTTCGCAGAAGTCAAGGCCAGGGTGCGAGTCAGTTTTGCGGAAGTGCGACCGACGCCAGAAAACACATCGGTAGCCTTAGGAGCAGTGCGACGAAGGATGGTATCATCCTTAATCGAAACTGTTTTCAAAGGTCCAATGTATCCAACAGCATTTTGCTGAAAGGAATCGGCGTTGTAGGTCTTAGCGTTGATAGTAAGTGACATGATGATCCTAATGGATTATTAAAGTGCCGAAGCACGAAATACTCAGCGTAACCGCTGAAGTAGTAGGGCGGAAGCATCCAAGCACCGAGTCAGGTGATCAAACCGAAAATCAGTTTTGATCTCAAGACTAGGAGCCGGGAGGCCAAGGATACGGTTCTTGCTATGGTACGTACTTGATACGTAACCAGAAGACGGAGGCGAGATCAAAGAGAAAGTGGACGGACTGAGTAGAGTATACCCAGTCTGAATCCACTTATCTTCGGTCTTGACATCCGTCACAAGGCAGGAACCGATCGGTGAGACTCCGAAGTTTGGTGTAAGCGACCCGATAAAGTCGCCAACATTAACAAACCAATCAACAACGAACGAATACGGAACGAGTTCCCAAGGCACGGTCATAAGATTCTTATAACCGAGCCCAAGGGCGTCCTGTAGAGTTTGTTGATATTGATTAAGGGAAGTGGCGCGGACAGTCACCGTTTGTGTTCGTGTGACCAAGCCAGCGATACTAAAAGTACCAGCGTCGTTATAAGAGTTAGTGTAGGAAGTAACAGAAGTTACAGCCGAGCTAGATCTTGTAGTTTCAATGATACTACCCAACGGAGTCTTGAGTGCCTCGAGCGTAGCGAAAATGTCAGACACGAGAGGTTTAAAACCATAACGTGTAAGCAAATAGGCATTACCGACAGCTTTACAGCGGTTGATCAGACCTTTCGATCTGGCAATCTTTGTAGCGGCTTGAAGGTATTGAGAAGCCATGCCAAGAGTCTTATCGACTTCAGCGAGAGCCTCATAGAGATTGGTACTAGACCCACCTCTACCGACTTTGGACAGACAGTCAGTTACGCAAAGGTTAACAGCTTGCGAATATTGCTTAGGATCCACAATATTCGGCATGATCAATCGACCATTAGGGTCTATTGAAAATGCGAAGCCACAATACTGTCTAGCAGGAGTGAGAGCGCCGGAACGGCGATATCGTCTGTTATACAGTTCAGCCGGTAGAGAGCAATCTTGGGTTATGACTTTCACTTCCCAAGAACTGCCACTACCGGAACCGATTTCTTGAGAATGGTAGGACATAGGATGAAACCTATATCCAGCCACTCCAGTATTCGGTTTAGGCTTGTCACCCACAATGTCGTCCATGTTTTCGTACTTGCCAACAGGCCACGAGTAACCAGATGTATAGTAAGTCGACCAGACCGGCGAAGCCGAGCAGGTAGGCTTAAGATAGTTATCATAAGTTACAAGTGAGCCGTTGGAGCGCGAATCACGTTTCCTAAAGCGGGAAGTCAAGATGAACCTCCTTCGGGCAAACCGGAGGATAGACGACTGCATTCACAATCAAGACTACGAAGAAGATGTGATAAGACAAAACAGCTAACGCTGGAAGGTCTCATAGTGGAGATAAACTCCATTATGTCACTATTATCAATAAGCTTTTTGAAACGAATCTCATGAAGGAGACGACTAAACTCGATAAGAGTAGAGTCGGGTCCAAGAAGAGGTGTGTCAGAAAAGTCCATGATAATACTCCTGTAGTTAAGAAAGTGGATGCTAG